TCTTTAGAACTTGACGAATTTTTAAATAATATACCACATAAAATATTAATCCCTAACGCTTGCCAAAAGGTAATTGGATTTAACCCATCTACCGATTGAATTAAACATCCGTTCCATAATAGTTGGACCGGCCAAGCCATAAAAATTCCTAATACTATCAACGATAATATTGCGATTGCAAATGCTTCAAATTTTTCTCCCATATCTTAATAATTAAATTCCATACAAAGATAAAACTATTTTTGTTATAAACAAAAAAAACCTCAACAAAATTTACTCTGTTGAGGTTTTAAATAAAGTCCAACCATAAGAAAGGGGTTGTTGGCTTGTGAAACTATAAATATATCATAAAATTAAAAAAGTCAATCTTTTTTTAAAATTCTCGTAATTAATCTATATAATTGGTCATCTTTATCATCAAATGGTAGATTTTCAAGGTCAAAATACCCACAATGAGTGTGTTCATCACCATCGATGGCATTTTCTAAATCAGGATTAATTCTCTCATCCGTCTCCATTAAAAACACATACATCAACCCTTTCATCTCGGAACCATCACGATTGTATCTCTTAACAAACCCAACTAATTTTAAATCATTATCTAATGTATAACTTGTTTCTTCTTCAAATTCTCTTTGAATACCATCCATTGGATGTTCATCTTTTTCTAAATTACCTCCCGGTATACTCCATTGTCCTGGTAAACTACCTGTAGCATTTCTTTTACATAGTAATACCTCATCACCACATTTGACAATAACACCGGAATATCGTTTTACTTGTTTCATTTTATATTTTTTTGTGTATTTATAAGTATATGGAATTAAGTATAAACAAAAATAAATTCAAAGTCAAAACTGTCATCTCATCCAAAGACACTAGTCAAGGAATGATGAACAAAAGATTTGATGATACCTTTAATGGTATGTTATTTATTATGTCCGAAGGTCAACACTGCTTTTGGATGAAGAATTGTTTGGTGAATTTGGATATAATCTTTATTGAAGATGATGTTATAACAAAAATTCACCACAGCTGTCCCCCTTGTAAAACCAAAGATTGTAGAAACTATTGTGGCGAAGGTGATATAATACTTGAACTTCAAGGAGGTACCTGCAAAAAATTAGGAATTAAGTCCGGAGACAAAATTGTTCATCACGATTGATTTATCTTCTCCTGTAATACTTTCACAAACTCATTCTGAATCATTTTGGTAAACTTAACAGATGGTGACTCCTCCGCCTCATTATATCTATAACTACCTTTTGGTGGTCGAGTACTTCTACCCATAAAGTTTAACCCGGATATGTTTGTAATACATTTGTGTCCCCCACTATTTGCTTGAATAAAATCCCAAGCATTAACTTTAATATCATCTAACATTTTTCTATGTTCTTCAGGTAATTCAGAAAAAGGCATTTCCATCATTTCACCAATGTGATATAATTTTTCTCTACCATCTTCCATTGTCTTATATTCTTTACCATATAACGCAACAAAATCTTTAAACGTAAACCCTGTTGATTCAGAATTAAAATCTTTTGAAGATTCAGAAACCCATTTGATTGTTGACAATGGTATCTCTCTTTGTTTTAATTGGTCCTCCCATTTAGATAATACTTCTTGAGCAATCTCACCTAAATTTACACCTTTCAATTGTCTCTCACCTTTGAATGGATTACAAGACGCTTGAACTAACCCTAACGGCCAAGCAATCACAATAAAATCTGCTTCAGGATTGTTTTTAAATGGTGTATATCTGTCATAAGACCCCGGTTTAAACATTGACCCACCACCATATTGGACAATAATGTTATCCATTACATTAACATTTGGATTGGTCTGCATTGACTTAACATAATCCTCTTTGTTCTTTTCAAGTTCCTCCGGTTTTGCATAACCTTTTTCAACCATTATTCTTTTAATAGTGTTAAGGATATTCAACAATGATGGTGAACATTCCATAACCAATGTTTCTAAAAACTCTGGCTTGTTTTTAAACGCTAATAATAATTTGTTAACAACTAAACCCATTAACATTTTATTTTTCTCCAATGATTTGTCCTTATCTAATTTAAATAAATAAGAAATAACTTGGTCAACCGTAATATTGTTTACCGCATAATTTGCAGAATCTACAGTTGATATCAATAAAATATCTGAAGATGGGAATAATTCCTTCGGTGAAACAACCTGTGAGATGGTTTCAACATTGGAACGAGATTGTCTAAAAGAAGTTGATTTTGTATCTTCAGCACCAGCTTGTCTATCATGGTGGTCAGTATGAATAACAAACATTGGTTTTCCGTGAGCAAAATCAACTAAGACCGGCATCACATCACCTTTAGCATCATTCTTCTTAACAGCGAATTCTTTATCACCATATTGAATAATATGTGAGTCAATTACTTTAATACCATTATTCTCAAGGTATTGTTTCATCGCAATCGCTGTTGTCACACCATCCAAATCTTGGTGAAAATATATTTCAGCTTTTGGATATCGTTTAGCGAGAACATTTATATCTCTTAAACCACTTTCTTTTATAAGTTTTTTCATTAATTAAAATAAATTACTTATCCAATTGATTGCTTTATCAATAATATCTTGATTCAGTCCTAATTTATGTAACGCGTCGTAAGTATTACCACCTGGAATTCCATCAGAATCAATTTTTTCCATAGTTTGAAATTTTTTAAGAGCGTTAATTGTTGTTGGCCCCCATTTATCATCAACAGGTATTTGGAATATTTTACCATTAGACATAACTTTCTTCATCTTAAAGTAATCATTAAGAGCTGTTTGTAATTCAAAAACCTCTTGTCCACTTAATTGTCTAGGTTGTTCGTTAATCAAACCATATCTTGAACGAATGTTACTTCTTTCTTCTTCTGAAATTATAAATCTTTTTGCCATAGTAATTGTTTTAGTTATAAATATACAGAAAATAAAAAAGAGGTTATAACACCTCTTCTTTTAATTCTAATTTTGTTTGTTTTCGTTCATCTATTAACACTTGGACTCTTTTTCTTGCTATCTCTGTATAATCTGAAGACAATTCAATACCAATCCATCTCCTGTCTAATAACTCAGCAGCAAAGGCCGATGTCCCACTTCCCATAAAGGGGTCAAGAACAATATCATTTTTGTAAGACAATATTTTAATTGCCTTTGATGGGATGTCCATTGAGAATGTGGCTTTAGTTAATGACCTAGTATCCGCAAAATATTCCCATCTACCAAACACCAAATTCATAAACTCTTTCTTATCTTCGTCCTGATAAACCATTTTGTTTTTAACCTTACCATCTTCAGTAGTTATTTGAATTGGAGTTCCTAACCATTGAGATTCCCCCTTGTTTAGTTTCTTATTGGTTTTTTTGTAAGCTAATATGATACATTCCTTTGGGTTATAGATGTAAGGACAACTAGCACTCATCCAACTACCCCAAGCAGTTTGTCTAACTCGGTGAGGTGAGTCCTCAGTCAAATCAACCATTCCAAAGAATTTGAATCCAACTTGTTTCATCATCATCCAAAACTCCGCGTTGAACAGTATTCTACCACCTCGTTCTTGAACGTTTAATTCAATTGGAACGTTAATGGCAACTCTACCATCATCCTTTAATACTCTGTATGATTCAGTTAACCATTGTCGTGTGAACTCCCAATAATCTTCCATTGAACGAGCGTCATCATAAACATCATAATTAATATTTACATTATAAGGACAACTAGTAACCATTAAATCAATTGAACTTTCCGGAAATGTCTTCATCACTTCAATACAATCTCCATTTATAATCTTTCCTGTTTCTATCATTTTATTATTTTACGTGGTATTCCCACTCGTTTTCTTCATTTTTAATTGATTCTAAACCTAAATCTAAGAACACCGCATTCTGTTCACCAGCATATAACCCTAATATATTGTAATCGTAAAACTCTTCCGCCTCACCCATTAGCATTAGGTCTCTTTCTTGTAGGATATTTAATATTCTTTGTTTTGAATATAATATCTTTCTTCCCGGAGAACCAAAGTCCTCAACAATCCCAACGATTGCCTCTTCTAATCCGTCTAATAGAACCGCACCTTCTGCGTATTCATCAATATCAACTAACACTTTCATTATTTTTTTCTAAATTTTCTATTCTACGACTCAAATAAAATAACGCTTTTTTTAAGTCTTCAATCTCTTTAGTTGGGTCTTTCTTACCTGCTCTTGCAACATATTTTACTACGTTGAAGATGTAAGCATCCTTATCAAGACCCCAAGCTTCACACACTTTTACGACTTCGTAAATATTCTCTTTTCCCCCGTAATGTTC